AGGAAGTTCTTTGTGTGTATGGCTATTAAAGAGTAAGCATCAAAGGTAGCTTGGTATGATGCCTCAAGCATACTATCTATTTGACTCTGATTGTCTTTGAAGTATTGTAGTATTGCCATAATTCTTATGGTTGGTTGCAAGAAGCCATAGCGTGCATAGTATAAAGTAGTTGTTTTGCAAAACTTAGAGCCATAGAAACAGAAGCATTGGTATAATTCTTCTTTTAATTGTTTGCTATAGTCAAATCTAATGTAACCCAGTTCTTTAAGTTCTTTATATTTTGGAGGTATCGATGACATTAAAGTTACTTTTATATAATTATAACAAAAAAGGTTATATATAATGTATAGTTTAGATGAGATTATAGGTTGGCTTGAGGTCCAATTCCCTGATAGATTACCAGATAAAGAAGTTAGCTCTTATGAACTTGGGAGACTGAGAGGAGAGTTGGATATTATTGAAATACTCAATGGAATAGCTAATGGTAGCGTCGAAATCTCAAATAGAAAAAATAACAAACAACACTGATGTGCTTGAATGGACTTGGCTCAAGCCAAGGGTGTTTAAACGCAAGGGTGAACCATATGGTTTGGTAGCAATTAAAAGAATAAAAAACACAAATTGGATATTTTCTTGCAGTGTTAATGATGGAAAATTCACAAAAGATATGATTGCTGCAATGATTATGGCTACAGAAAATAGTCAATGGGCTTTAACATTTTTGAAAAAAAGTGACAATGTTGATAAAATAACAAAAGCTGTTTTAAGATATGGTGCTGAAATTTCTGAATTTGAAAATCACTATATCGCATTCAGTGTTAACAATAAAAAGAAAAGGATTTTATAGTGAGGCATTATTTTATTGATATACCAATAGATATTCCACAAAAATATGGAGCCTTGGATAGAAGACTATATGACCCACTAGTTGGAACAATCGTAGCGACTATCCTTGGTGCTGGCAGTAGTGCAATGGCTGCAAGCTCATCAAGAAAAGCAATGAAAGAACAACAAATGGAAGCTGAAAGAGCCAAGCGTGAAGCCATTATGAATACTAAGCCAAAAGAAGAAAGTGCAGCTTTAGATATTGGCGTGCAAGACAGAAATCAACTCAGTTCATATGATGACTTTATTATCAAAAATAAAAAATCTATTGTAGGTATCAATCCAGCAATAGAAAGTAGTGGCATTAATTCATTGCTCATTAGATAAGGATTATATATATGGCAAAAAATAAACAACAACTAGATGATACTTTACCGTCTGAGTATTACAATAAAAGACTGGCAGATAGAACACCATATGAAACAAGAGCCAAGAATATAAGCTCAATTACTTTACCATATGTGTTCAGAGATGTATCAGCAAATCAAACTACTGCATATGCAGACTCTATCCAGCAGTCTTTTTGTGGAAGATTAGTTAATACTCTTACATCTAAGCTCACTATGGGTATCCTACCTCCATCTGCATCCCCATTTAAACTTGTAATTGATAATAATGCTCTTGTTGAAGCAGGCTATGACCCAGGTATGATAGCCGAAGTTAATCTATTGATTTCACAAGCTACTAATACTATTAATTCAGAGATAGAAAAACAACAAATCAGAAACACATTATTTGATATTAACTTGCAAAACATCATTGCTGGCTCTATTATTATGGAAAAAGTGAAAAACAATGGCATTAAAATACATACATTGAGAAGTTTTGTGGCAGATTTAGATAGCAGAGGTGAAATGTTTGGAATGTGCATAGTAGAAACTCTAAAAAAACTACCTGACGGTATAGAACCAAAGGAAGAAAAAGAGGAATATGAGCTATATACTATGTGTATATACGATAAACAAGCTAAAAAATGGGTTATGACACAAGAACTTGAAAAAGAGATTGTTAATACTATTGAATACGCTGAGAAAAAGTTCCCATTTCAACATATAGGTTTTAGATGGGTTCCTGGTGACAAATATCACAGACCATACGCAGAAGATTACTACAATGATATGGTACAATATAATACACTATCTGAAGTTTTGACCCAAGGTAGTGTTGTGGCAAGCAAGTCATTGATTTTTGTTGACCAAAGAGGCAACAGAACAAGAAAAGAAGATGTTGTTGATAGCAGGAATGGTGATGTAATTGATGGTAATGCAGCCGATGTAACATCATTTCAGCTAGGCAAGAACTTTGATTTTCAGGTTCCCCTTGAAAGATTGACTGATATAGGCAAAAACCTGGCTCAGGCTTTTATGATGGCTGAAGGTATTACAAGAAACGCTGAAAGGGTAACTGCCGAGGAGATTAGAGTTATGGCTCAAGAACTTGAGCAATCAAATCTCAGTGGAGTTTATACCAAGATGACTTCTCAATTTACCAAAAAAATAGTTGAATGGGTTATGCAAGAACTTGGTATTGAGTTCAAGGAAATATCAGCCCATATAGTTACAGGTCTAGATGCTCTTGGAAGAAGTGCAGAAAATCAAAAGTTTATGGCTTTCATTCAATCGATGATGGGGCTTGGTCTTATAGACAAATTGAATATTGATGAGGTTGTTAGCAGAATGGCTGGTTATGAAAACATAAATACTAACAATCTTCTAAAGTCAGCCCAACAAATTCAAACAGAGCAAGAGCAGGCAATGCAACAATCAATGATGGCTCAAGGTGCAAATTCTATCGGCTCAAAAGCTGGGGATATGCTAACAAATGCTATGGCACAACAACAACAACAACAACAACCAGAACAACAACAACCAGAACAACAACAACAACAATAAGGATATAAAATGGCAAATGTAAAAACTAACCAAGAAGTGGCAATAATGGACGATGAAGACCTAGGTTATAGTGCATCTGTAATGGTGATGTCACCAGATGAATATATAGCTTGGAGCAAAAAGCAACAAAAAGCTTTTGGAAGAAACCCAGCAAAAAAACTTGATGCTAGTATAGAAGAGGTTGCTATGTGGATTAGACACGCAGAAGACAGCGGGCTTTCAAAGGATGATTTTATAGATAAGACAGGACTCACTGAAGAAGAACTTGATAAAAAACGAGTTGAGCTTGCAACAATAGAAGATATTAAGAGTACAGCAGAGTTACCTAGATGGAAATCAAATAAAAAAAGAAAATAAGGAGTGCGTAAATGGACAATGAAATATTTGAAGTACAAAATGATGAAGTTGTAGTAGATACGACAAACCTTCCCTCTGAAAAGAAAACTCTTAATACCGAAATAAGAGATGACCTCATCAAGGACGGGAAAATACTTGGACGCTGGTACAATGTTGATGATATGTTAAATTCATACAAAGAAATGGAAAAGACATATACTCAATACAAAACACAAGAGAGCCAAGTTAGGAGAGAGGCACAAGCAAAAGAAGAAACAAGTGTAAATCAGCAAAATGCCATTAATGATATGTTGCCTGAGTTTATTGCAAGCAATTATCAAATTACAGATGCAATGCTAGCAAAAGCTAGAGAAGCAGGGATAGATGAAAGAGATTTTAAACTTGGCATTTATGAAATTAGAGAACAAGTAAATAAAGCAAACAGCATCGTTGGCGGTCCTGATGAGTACAGCAATATGATTAGTTGGGCTAAAAACAATCTACCAGAGAGCCAGATTTCATCTTTTAATCTTGAAGTATCATCTGGAGTAAAAGGTGCTGGAGAATGGGCGATTAAAGGGTTGTATGGTGCATACAAGCAAGCTACATCTCAAGGTGTGGCTCCAGAAGCTACGAGAATATCAGGCGATGCACCAAGTAATATATCTATAAAACCATATACAACAAGAGAAGAGCTAATGGCTGATACATACTATGTCAACACTTCTCAAGGACAAAAAGATAGGACTGCTGTTGAGAGATACAGACAAAGATTAGCAATATCTTCAGTAGATGTTGTTAGACGCAGTTGATTTTTATTCTTTTTTTTACTATTATTCCGTATGGCTTGTTGGGGGTTACCAACAAACTATGCAATTAATGATTACTACATAACTGGTGAGCCAAATGTAGTTAGTCCATAATTTTGAACTTTGTTGGTATTTGCTACAAGCGATAAAAATAAAAATTAAAATCAAAGGATTAACTATGGCTTTTACTGGTGCTTCTAATATAAATACTGGTTCTCAAACTGGTGCAAACTTACAAGTAGAAATGGAATTAGGTATTCTTTCAGCTTTTGAAAGAGCAAATAAATTTATGCCACTTATATGGAGACAAACACTTGTGAATTCTCCTGCAGGTAGATTTGTTGTTGAGGGCAAAGAGGATATTATTGACACTAATCTTGCTACATACGCAAGAGGAACACAAATTGATGTTACAGGTGGTACTCAAGATGAGATTATCATCACCTCAGACAGACCTACATATGTAGCGAGAAGACTTGACAAGTTTGAGCAAAAAACAGCTTCATATGATGTCTTGGCTATGTATCGTGGACAAATGGGTAAAAAACTTGCAAGCTCAATAGATAGAAAAATACTTTCTGCTATTGAATTGTCTTCACTTTCTACAGGTCTTGTTTCAAATGGAGATGGTTCTGTTGTCGTAAATACTACAATTGCCTCTGCCCTAACACCTGAGCTTAAGGGTGATGCAATATGCGAAGCTATATATGCCTCTATTGCTACATTGAAAAGCAAAGATGTAGATGATGAAATATATATTGCTATGTCTCCTGTGAACTATGGCTACATTGTTCAGTCTAAAAAAGCTGTTGATGTTCAATATTCTGGCGACAACGGTTCTTTCGCTGCAAGAACTGTGAAACAAGTTGCTGGTGCTACTATTATTGAAACAAACAATATGCCTGCTACTGCTAACTTGCAAGCTTTAGTGTTCACAAAAGAAGCTGCTGGTATGGTTGAAGTGTGGGATATTACAGTTGATACTGACACTGAAGGCGATTTCTTGAACGCTACAAGAATAACAGCTTCATATGCTAATGGTATTGCTCCTGTAAGACCTGCTTGTGCAGTTTCTATCAAATCTGCTTAATTTATTATGCCCTCTCTCTTGAGGGCATTGCTAAATTAAATTAAAAAGGAACTCAATGGAAAATGATACATTAAACTCACAAAGATATGCTGTTAATATTATGTTACAATCCATAGGCGAATTGCCTCTTAATGATGACATAGAGTTACCAAATGCACCTCAATATATTCTGGCAGTGAATATCTTAGAAGAAATTAAGAAAAATGTTTTAAGCGAAGAATGGGATTGTAATACAGATAAGAACTATAAGCTGGCAGTAAATAGCGATAAGCAAATTCCTGTTCCGTGCAATGTATTAAATTTGTATTCAACTGCTAAGCAATACACAATACGAAATGGCTTTATATATGATAAGGATAATTTAACTGATAGATTTGACGGAGAAAATGTAGAGGTTACTATTGTATGGGATTTAGATTTTGACTCACTTCCATATGCGTTGAAGTATTATATTGCTATAAAAAGTGCTAGGGTATATGCGTCTCGTGTTTTAGTGGAAGCAACAGCTGTGAAATATAGCAGTGATGATGAGAATGCAGCAAGAGTTTCAGCATTGAGAGCAGACACAAGAGCTCGGAAGAATAATATGTTAGATAGTTATTTTGGTATATCTGCAAGTGCAAGGAGCTAATTAATGCTAGTACAAACAGCCAAGGTACTATTTCACAACGGTGTAAGCGAACAACCACCAGAGACAATCCTGGATGGACAGGTTGTTGAAATGATTAACGCAACTCCTACTGTGAATATGGGACTGAAAAAAAGAAATCCAATCAGCGTAAAAGCTACACTTGCAGGCAAAACTTTATCAAGAAATGCCTCAAGATATAATTATATAAGAGATGATAGTGAAAGTTATATATTTTTATTTGATGAACACGATAATTACATTATAAACACCACTACACTTGAAGATGCAACTATTGTGTATGCAGATGCACAATCAAGAGAATATCTAAAAGGAAATAATTTTGCTTTTACAACAGTAAAAGATACAACATTTGTTGTAAATAGAGATGTGTTGCCACAAATTAAAGAAGGAGTGCCAGTACCAGACCTGGTTCCGTACCACGAAGTAAATGTAAAGATTTCTGTTTCCAATATAA